AGATGGACCAAGTCGTCAGAGTCTCAGTGAAATTCTCAAGCCCAGGGCCGACAACGGCGATGATGGCGGAGATAAGCCACCAAATCCAAGACCGCCAGGACGTTAAACACAAGGGGAATAAAAATTCAAAGCTTCTTTTATGACCAACAAATTCGGCGTTTTATGCTGCAATTTGCTCGAATCTTTTCTAACTTCCAAGTTGAGTACGGTGGGCAAAATCCCGAGACTGCTACCCTGGTGCGCGTACCAGTACGGTATGGCGATGCCAGTCGGCAAGCTCAGACTATTATCCAAGAAAACTCAGCCAATTCATTACCATCAACCCCGCTGATCACTTTCTACATTACTGCATTGGACTATGATCGACCTCGCTTGCAAGAGCCGTACTTTGTGAACAAGATTGCAGTGCGGCAGCGCACATACGATCCAGAGTCAGAAACTTACGAAACAACCCAGGGCAATGCGTTCACAATTGAACGCTTGATGCCGGTACCTTACAAGTTAACAATCAGCTGTGACATTTGGACATCAAACACCAATCAAAAGTTTCAGTTGTTTGAACAAATTGCAACCTTGTTTAATCCGGCACTGGAAATTCAAAGCACAGACAACTATATTGACTGGACCAGCCTGAGTGTATGTGAGCTTGATCGAGTAACCTGGACCAGTCGCTCAATTCCGCAAGGTACCGAGAATCCTATTGACATCATGACCATGCAGTTCTCTTTGCCCATTTGGATCTCAAGTCCGGCCAAGGTCAAGAAGCTGGGTGTGGTGGAAAAAATCATTGCGTCAGTGTTTGATGCACAAGGCGATGCTGTTAATGCCATCACAAATAGTGATTTGCTACTGGGCACGCGCCAGTTGTTGACTCCGTATGGATATCAAGTTTTGTTAATTGGTAACAAGTTGCAAGCACTAAAGCCCAGTGCAATTATTGATCCTAACAATGCCAGTGTGGATCCTCCACAGTCACCGCCCAGTAATGTGTTCTGGCAAGCTGTGGTGGGCATGTACGGCACACTGCGGCCCGGTATCAGTCAAATTAGACTAGACAGTCAATGGGGCGATACCACAGAGATTGTCGGGCTTGTCAGCTATGATCCGACTGATGATAGATTTTTGTTATTTGAAGTAGATGCCGAAACACTGCCTCAGAATACACTAGATCCAATCACAGCCATCATTGATCCTTTACTGAGCGCACCCGGAGCAGGACTGCCTGCTGCTGCTACCGGTACTAGGTATTTGTTGCTGGACAGTATTGGTAGTTATTCAAATCCTGTTCCGGCACCGGCCTGGGGCAACTTGGTTGCTGATGCCAATGACATTGTGGAATTTGATGGTTCGTTTTGGTCAGTTGCATTCAACTCACAACAGGGTGTAAACGTACAATTTGTCACAAACATCACCACAGAGATACAGTACAGGTGGACCGGCACTAAATGGGTCAAGAGTTACGAGGGAGTATATCCAGGTGGCGACTGGAGCTTGGTTCTGTGAACGCAGTAGGTGTGGGTGTTTGGTTTTATAGTTTAAAAACTGATCGGTATTTGTACCTGTTGCGCAATGATCCTAGGTATCCAGGCACATGGGGTCTCCCCGGAGGGAAAACCGAGGCCGGGGAAACTCTCATTGATGCTATCACTCGGGAATGCAACGAGGAGATGGCGTGCATGCCTGACTACATACGCATGGTTCCGTTAGAGCAGTTCACAACACTAGATGGCAATTTTGTTTATCACACATTCTTTTGTTGCATTGCCGATGAGTTTGCACCTACACTCAATCACGAGCACCTGGGCTATGCCTGGATAGACAGCATGTCTTGGCCCAAGCCCATGCATCCCGGCTTGTGGAACACTGTGAACTTTGATGCGGTGCGTGGTAAAATTGAAAGTATCAAAACTGCTGTTCAGATATCACAGTAACTAACAAAATCTCGATACTCAAGATTTCGAAAATTACGATTGTAACGCCAGGCATCCGGCATGTTCGTCACAGTGCCGATAAAGAAAAAGTCCACATCGTTATAGGTCTGCATCACCTGGTTGATGTCATTGATCCAATTAAACGTACCGGCCACAGTATCATTGTTGTACCCGATCATGAAAATCTCTTTGTGTCCATCAAATGCAGCAATGTACATGGGCAGAGCCAGTAGATCTAGTCTAGGATTAAACGGGATCAGATAAAACTCTCCCGGATTCAAAACACAATTTGTAGCATTAGTGTACACAATGTTTTGCTCGGTATACTTCTTTTCAATCATTACGTCAAGTCCAGACTTGTCAATCTCTACTGTAAAGTCTGCTTGCATGTCGGTCCCGATATCTCCGGCAACGTAAGTTTGTAACTTCTTTTTGCCCATGAGCCCGCCCCGGTGTCGTGGTAAGATAGTATGATCAAATCGGTCTCGATCAGATCGTGAGCCAATTACTGCGGCTCGTTTGCTGATATGATGATTTTGGATCGGGTTATCGACCCACTCTCTCTTTTGTTCTCTTCTACCGTTAGTGATACGTGTTTCGACGATAACAAACTCGCCTTGATAATCTTTACGATATTGTTTTTGCATTAGACACGACCGACAACAACTTCAATAATACCCTCTGTTTCACTGTCAAAGTGTTGAAGACTTTTGCCAATGACTGCGCCAGGGCGCCAATCTTCTGGGGCCAAACGTGTAGCAACGCCAGCGGTGTTGCTTGATGTAACTAGGTCACCTTTGGCAATAGTACCAACAACACGACACGGTACTCGACCTTGTAATGCAACCGGCAAACCGTCGGTACCGGCATTCATGATGTAAGCCGGATTAGTGGACACTACACCTGCAATGTCAGTCTGTGCATATGCGGTAGTTTGTGTTATTTCATCAGTGCCACCAAATGAAACACAGGTGCCTGGTGGATAATTGATATTGTCTGTGGTGTACAACTCGGCCAGGTCGGCGTATTGTGCAGAGGTTGCTTTGGCAAATACTGTGTTGAAGTACAGAGTTGATGATCCGATATTACCAATTGCATTGCCATTCGCATTAACTATGTTGCCCACAGTTACTGTGCCGGTGCTGACTGACAAGTTGCCACCAGTAATGTTACCTGTAAATGTACCAGTTGTGCCTGTATGCGCAGTGCCCTGAACGTTACCACTTGTGATATTGCCGGTTACTGCCAGTGATGTTAATGTACCGACACTTGTGATGTTTGTTTGAGCTGCTGTAGTAAGTGTACCAACTATACTTGTGCCTTGCAAGTTGCCACTTGTGATGTTACCTGTAAATGTACCAGTTGTGCCTGTATGCGCAGTGCCCTGAACGTTGCCACTAGTGATGTTGCCTGTTACTGCCAGTGATGTTAATGTACCAACTGAGGTAATATTGGCCTGCGCTGCTGTGGTAAGTGTACCAACAATACGTGTACCACTTAAATTGCCACTTGTAATGTTACCGGTAACTGCTAAACTGCCTAAAGTGCCAACACTTGTAATATTAGTTTGAGCCGCGGTAGTTAAAGTACCAACAATGCTTGTTCCAGATAAGTTGCCACTTGTTATGTTACCTGTGACTGTAAGTGAGCTTAACGTACCAACTGATGTAATGTTTGGCTGTGCTGCTGTGGTAACTGTACCGGCTGTGGTAGCAGCACCAGTTAATGCACCAACAAATGTGGTTGACGTAACACTAGTTAGACCTGCCACTGTGGTAACAGTGGCACCAAGTGTCAATGCTGTACTGCCTAAAGTTACACTTGCGTTGGCCAATCGTGCTTGAGCCAAAGTTCCAGTTGAAATGTTTGTGGCACTGATTGATGTTACGTTTGCGCCCGACCCGTTGAGTGTTCCGACAAAATTACCACCGGTGACATTACCAGTAACTGCAAGCGATGTTAATGTACCAACTGAGGTAATACCGGTCTGTGCTGCTGTAGTTAATGTACCACCCACATTAGTAAATGCGCCTGTAGTACCACTTACGTTACCGGTCGTTACATTGCCGGTAAATGTGCCAGTTGTGCCCGAATGTGTTGTGCCCTGAACGTTGCCACTTGTGATGTTACCTGTGACTGCTAAACTACCTAACGTACCAACTGAGGTAAT